TGTCAAACGATACATGCTCCAACTCAACTACTTGGAAATCTTGCACCATATCCCTTTTGTCATCAATAATACCAAAAGGCAACATACTCTCTTCTAACATTTTTTGCTGCTCATTATATAGATTTAGTCGGATGTCCCCGCTGGTCACTTCTTTGAAGTAATCCTGAGTGCTCATCCATGCAAACAAAACGTGACACATTACCAAGTCATCATTACCATCTTCAGCTTCGTATGATGAACCCTTCAAAGCAAATCTGGACAACTCATTAATTGTATTGTAGTCTTCAATAATTAACTTATTGTTTTCTATAAGTGTTTTAAGAACGCTACAACCGATTCTCTTTACTTGCTTGGATGTCTTAACACCTATAGATTGAGTTCTTCCGTGACCTGTGGAGATATACTGTCCTGCACCGTCGCTTGATGTGTAGATGATGTTGTCATATTCAAGTTCGTGATACAAAATATCTGCAACCTGTTGGCCAACGTCATTTGTCTCAACCAATACCAATGCTCTATTATAGTGCTTTGCTGTTTGTTCAATAACTGTTGGGTATATTAATGAGGATACCGTATTGTTTCTGAATGTGGCCACAGTCTTGTAAGGTACTTCGGAAACATCAATAACCGCAAACGCGCTATAATCCAGACCCTTGGCTCTTGACGTATCAGCAACTAATGTATAAAGTCTATCTTGGATAGGAGCAGAATAGATCTTTAAGCCCTCTTCGGATGAATCAATCGGAGTCCTAAATACCATTCTTCTTAGGACGTTTGGAGAGATTAGTGTGTTGGAAGATCCCAAGAACTCACATTCAAACTCCTGACGGAACTGTTCCTCTGAAGTATTCTTAATAGTTTCTGCTTTCCATTCTTCATCTCTACCTGGAATTTGACTCCAGTGCACATCCACTCTTTTGTAAGAGTTTCTATTCTCTTCACTATCCACCCACAACTTATAGAACATATTAAGTCCGTTAGGTGTGGATGTAATTAATACCTTGGTAGTTTTACCAGATGAAATTGTAGGATAGACGGAAGCAAAGAACTCTTCTTGGATGTTTGTTGGAACGAATGCAAACTCATCTAGGTAAACCAAATTAAAAGATCCACCGCGAATTGCACTTGACGTTGTAGAGCTTGCGAGAACCTTAGAGCCGTTCTCCAACTCTAAGTTACCTTTGTTCCATTCAACAATACCTTGCTGCATCCATCTAGGCAGATGTTCGTAAGCAAGCTGAATGCGAGAGAGAATCTCTCGGGCTTGTCTTTCTTTGTTAGCAAGAATAGCAACATTGTAATTTTCGTTGAATAGGATTTGCCACAATATTAAAGAAGCAACTGTTGTCGTCTTACCAACCTGACGAGGCATCTTTGCAATTACAAAGCGCTCTTGAGCTGCTGTGAGAACCATGTCCTCTTGAAATTCCCACATACCAAAAGGAATTAAACCTAGGTCAACGTTAATAATCTTAACGTAAGACTTAATGAAATGGATTGGATCTTTAGCGCACTTAATATACTCTCTGACTTGCTCAGGAGTAAAGTCGATCTTTACATCTGACTTCTTAAGGTTCTTATTACCAAGGTAACCATCACTCACTTATTATCCTTTAACAACTTCAGTAGATCAGCAGTCGATCCAAGATATAGATTGTTGTTTACGGTTTGCGGGCCGCCCTTTTCTACCTTTTCAAGATCTTTTCTTTTCTTGGAGAGCTCTAGTAAGTCTTTATTAGCATCAGCAACCGCTTTAACCAGCGTTGCAACGACTTCATAACTTCTTGGATGCTGACTCATAGTAGCAACGTCGAGAATGCCACTGAGGGCTTCCTGACCCTTTTCTATCACAGCAATCATGTTGCCTCTTGCATATTCGAAGTCATCTACAATGTTATCTTGAGCAGCCTTCTTATTATCTTCAATTGGTTGAAGATCTAAGCTGTTCGCAATAACATCAAGATTTTGTGACGATGTATCCATAATTACTGTTTGCATTAATTTGATCCGAACTTACTGACAATGCAGCATTTGATGTTGGCGAACCATTTGCCAACATTCCTGGTGTAATCGTAATCTTTTCAACAACATCAAGATTCCCTACAGCATCGTCTATATTGGTATATGTAGATGTATCGTAAAAGTTAACGTTTGCAAGTTTAATTAATTGTCCATTACCAGATCCGTTTGCGGGTCTTGTAGGACCAAAGATGTAACCTTTCATGGTAAAGCTCAAAGTCCATACAATAGATCTCCTTGCTTCAAAATCCCCTTCGTAACTATCTTCTGACGAAACAGCATTTAATATAATAGGAATATCAAGTTTAATACCCAACTCAGGAATCAAGTCTACCGTTGAATTCCAATTGGGTGTAAAGAATGGGAGTATCTGTTCTAAAATTCTAGTGCCATCATCTGCATTCTTTACAGCAATGGAAAGGATGAAGTTTAAGTCATATGGTACTGGAGTGTATTGATACTTTGCGGAATTTGTATCATCTGGATTAGCAGCAACAATCTTTCCAATAGTATTCAGTTTTCTTGTTGGACCGTAATTGAGATCGGTCAACTCAAAACTCATCCTTGGAAGAACAATGGCAGGTCTTTTCAATTCAGGATCAGCATCAAGTCTTGCCAACATCTTTTCTTTTGGGCCATATGAAATAGGAACTTTAATTGTTCTTGTTACACCTTGTGATGTATCTTCACGATTAATGTGGATGTCGTTGAATAACGTTCCAAACAATATCACATACCTGCGTATTGTATTGTGGTAAAAGGTATGACCCAACATTAGTACGTTCCTCCTTCACTGAAAGGATCTGCTTCAGTAAAGTCTAAGAATGCATCTGCTTCAGTTTCAATATCATAGTTGTCTGAAAGTACATCTTGCACTTCCAAATTAAATTCTTCTCTAACCAATGAAAAACCATCTTCCATTGTTATTTCTAATTTGTTTTCAGTTAGAATAGCAAATGTATTCATAGCACCCGAATAATTGCTTTCCAGATCATCAATGGCTTCAAAGCCAGTATTCATTATCTCATTGCTGTACTCAAACAACTCACACTTTAAATCATACATCTGCAAAGCACCCATCTGATAAAAGACAGGCTCATGCTCAACAAACTTAATCTGAAACACTTTGTTGTTCAATGGCAAGAAGATTAGATCGCCTTCGCGAGGTCTTGTATATCCAAACTCAAAATACTGGACTTCATTTTCAAAAGTTCTTCTAGCAATTGTAAGAGTTATTTGATCTCTTATTTCAACATTAAACTTGGATAGGAAGTCACCTTCTCCAGCAAACCCCTCAACATTCTTAACATACATCTCAACCATGTAAGATTTATTGTATTCAGAAAGTGAATCTTCCCCGTATATCTTATCTTTATCAATTAATTTTTTAGGAAGGTAAAAGCAATCAAGACCATAAATCTTGATTGACTCTATTACCAAGTCATCAATAAGCAGCTGCTCTTGTGATGATTGAAAGTTGTTGAAAAAGAAATTGGTGGACAATTACATCACCCAATCATATCAGCAACAGGGAGCGAGTAGCTGGATATCATTTCTTGTTCAAGCTTCTCAATAGCTTTTTCAGCATCATCAAGAATCTTTTCACCGTTGAATTGAACACCACCCGGAAGAACCATACCAGTAAACTTGGTCAGGTTTGATCCCCACTGATATTTAATCTTCTGGGTTGTGTATTCTTGCAACCAACGATCACCCCAAGCATTGGTATAAGTGTCGGGGTCAATAACTTCATATGCTTCAATCAACAGGAACTGACCAACATCAATCTTGGTCCAATCCATATCAATATGCATCTTGTTGGTATGTCTGTTATATCTAATAGGTTGCTGACCAACTAATAGTTCTGTAATTGTTCCCAAGTGCTGCATAGCCATATAATAAGGCAACAAGGAAACGGTGGTCAGTTGGTACAAATCATTTAGAGCAATCTGATAACGAATGTTAAACATATCGCTAGCTCTAATAGATGGATCACCAATTTGGAATATACGAATTGCTCCGATAATGTTTTCGGGCAACGTAACATATTTGTCGATCTTTGTTTGATCGGTTATTAAGTGCTTGTAATAAGTCTTCTCAGTTCCATCAAAGTGATAATCCCAGTAATATCTAATACACTCATCAATTCTGTCATCTATTTGATCATCATCGACGTTAATTTCAATTACTGGTTTACCAAGCTTGCGTAGGCAATATTCTTTAAAGGTTGCTTTGCTTGTAGGTACAGCCATAAAAATCTCCTTATACTCAAGGTATTTAGGAGATTTTTATTTGTTAGATATTCTTAGTATGTGGTAGACGTTCGCCGCCTTCTTTGTTGGCAACAAGCCAAGCAGTAGTCACACACACATTTAAATTCTTCAACCACTCGTTAGGAAACCAAGTCTCTCTTCTGTATTCTTGGAATTTAATATCTTTGTTCCTGATGAAGTTACCCAAGTATGAATTGGTGTAGTACAAGAAACTATTCTCATTCCAATAGCTGACGTGCGTAGGATCTTGGAACGCACCACGACCATCTGTACTTGGCACTTCAATGAAAGCCCAACCACCGTGAGCAAGAACTCTGTGGATCTCACTCATTGTTTTAGTCTTATCTCTAAGGTGCTCGATAACGTGACTAGCGTTGATTACACCAACGCTGTTATCTGGAAGAGGAATACCATCATTCAGATCACAAGAAATATCTGCACCTTCTTGGTCAATCGTTAAGTACCCGGGACGGGGATTCAAGCCGCCACCAATATCAACAAGTTTCAAACCTTTATCTTTAGCATCTTTCTCAGCCAAAGCTTGAGCATACTGAGCAAACAATTGAATTGTTTTTTGTTGAATAGCAGTATTACGCTCTAGCCATGTATTGTCACCAGTGATTCGATAGATGTATAACACCTCGGGAATGTGATGTATCTTGGTGGCCAAGTATGTACGGATGCACAACTCGTGATCATCACAAATAGAAAGCTCTGGATTGTGGCCACCAATCTCCACATATACATCTTTACGCCAAGCTCTAACATGGTCAGGCGCATACCAAATATAACCAAAGCTGTGACTCGATGGCTTAAAGCTATTCATTGCAAACAACAACTTATCTTTCCACTTGAACATTCTGTGCTTCCAGCCATATGCTTCATTGTATGGGATAAACTTATCTTCCATGTGGTTAACGGCATTGTCGCTGTAGCAGAATCCAATAGACTCATCTTGGAAAGCTTCGTTAAGTTTTTCTAAACAAACATCAACAAGTTCATCATCGTGATCCACCTCAACCAAGATGTCTCCAATACCAGCATGAAAAGCTTTATTCTTTAAGAAACCAATGTTAGGATTAGTTTCTCCTTTGATTACATTTACCTTTGGATCTTTAAGAATTTCTAAAGGTAAATCTTTCTTTTTAAAATTTCCATTTAAATATAAAACCCACTCCCAATTATCATATGTTTGCTTTTTAATGCTATCATATAGCTCAATCAAGAAAGGAATGTTCTTAACACTGTGCTCAGGTGTAATCAAACTAAATTTGTAATTATGCATGGTCAAAAAAGAATAGGTGGGTTAATCTGCAGTTATCATCATTGTTTCCGAAATACATCGACGCTGAATGAATACATCTAGCATCCATGATGCATAGTCTATTATAAAGGTTACCAATGCTATCAATCAACTCAAATTGTGAAGGATCATAGAAACCTCTTGGAAAGCTTTCGTCAATCCTTGGATCTTCCAACCTTCTTGCTCCTGTAATCTTGGATCTGTATAAAGATGTTCCGCTGCCTGGAGGAGGATCAGGAGTCAGGTAAATCATTGCAGCCCATTGTTGTGAGTCATAATGATAAACAAGAGGGTCTTCAGCTGTTAGTAATTGGAACCGTCCACACATCCCATGGTCATTTAAAGGCTTCAGCTTCATGTTCATGATCTGTTCAAACGACTCTTGGATTCCAGGAAAGTTGTATCGTTCTTTTGATCTCTTTCCTTTATACCATTGAGAGCTTCCCTCATAATCAACACCCATAGCAAACGCTCTTACGTCGTCTGGGTCAGAGTAGAAATTATCTACTACGAATAGTCTCTTATCCATCACATGCTCACTTTCAAATTGAATTGTGGATTGCTAATCTCTGGGTTTGTTTTCTTTGCGTTGACTTGGGCAATACGATGAAGCTCGTGCACATAAGTTCCTGTGTCTGGATAGCACTGAGATTCAATAATGAATGACAAGTGTGGAAAAGGATTCTTTCTATTTGGGTTTGTCATCTTGTTTGTAACCAAGAACATATTATCATAATCTTTCAAATCATTATAAATTTCAGCAATA